CTGCGACTAAACCATTTACTTGTATAAACATAGGAGCAGTTTGTGTAATTGTTACTTGCGGATCTTTATTGTACCCAAGTAAATAAAACTCTCTTTTGCCTGTGACTGCTTGCCTTGGTTGGCTAAAGTCATTGTTTACTTTTCTTATAATTAATTTTTTATTGTTTACTGAAACTGAAAGTGTTTCTGATAGATCAAGTATTACTCGACCAAGGCTTCGAGGCTGTCCTGTTTCGGGGCCTACTGATGTATTTACATCTATTGGATTTGTTTTTAACTCTACATCAAAACCAAAACCTACCTGACAACTTGTTAAAGAAGAATCTACAGAAGATACATCTACCTGACCACCAGATACAGTAAACTTACCTAAGTAATCTGTTGCGCTAATAACATCAACTTCTGCTCCATCTTCAAAGTAATTTGATACTGTAAACACTCCTGCGGTTCCAGTATATAAATTACCCAGATCTAAGCTTACATTTTGATTTAACTCAGATAAAACAAAACTATTTGTACCTGATCCAAGATTGGTTTTAATGATAGCAAAAACCCTGTTACCAATAGCAGTAACAGAATGAAAAGAGCCGTTTGTCTCAAACCTTGTCCAACCTGCAACACCTTCAATTCTATTAAGATTATATACTGCAATCTCACCAGTAAAGTTTTGCACAAAAACAAATGACTCAGCTGTGTTTACTGCACCACTAATTACACACATCTGAACAGGATCGCTTATCAAATGAGAAGAAAGCAAAGAGATTGGATCGGCTTTATAAGCTTGCTCACTATCATCAAACACAAACTGACGTATCATCTTGCCACCAATCTGACCAAAGATTGTAGCACCATAGAAAGGTTGTGGTCTTACAAACGTAGAGCCAAAAGATGTTTGTCGTTTTACTCTAGCATTTGTTGGGGTAATTGGTTGGTTTTCAAATGTAGGGATAAAGAACTCTGATCCTGCGGTAAAGATGTGAATATCTCTGTTAGAAACAAAATGACGTATTGTAGCTACTTCGCCAATACTCATTACTATCTCTAAAGAATCATCATCAGATCCATCGCCAATATCAAAATTATAAAACAATCCAGACTTACTTGCCCATACAGTATCAGGTTGAGATAGTGTACCACCAAACCATAGTCTATTTTCATGAAATCCAACAGCAGCAGGATACCCACGCAACTCAGAATAAGACTGCTCCATCCATTCAGTTGTCGGTGCATGAGTAACAATCTGTATAAATCCACCACCGTCTTCAGATGTATTAGCATTAGAACCTGCAGAAACTATATATCTATTCTCATCAATGACTGTGGTAATTGATCGTGTGCCATTTATTTGTCCTTGAGCAATGCCACCAACCGCTGTTGCATTTCGTATTGTAATAGAGTCACCAACAATCATTCCATGATTTACATGTGTTATTTCTAGATTAGCTGATCCATCTGTTGTTCTTATTGCGCTTGGATCAAGCTCAACAAAAAGCTCACTTACTACTCTACCAGTAGCTTGTGTTGTTGATTGAACAGAAGTTATAAATATTTCAGACCCATGATAAAGCAGAGATATTCCAACATGTTTACCACTTGTGTCAAAATATGGTGCGCTTGTAGTTATTGTAATAGAATTGCCAGTGCTAGCAGAAGGATCAAGCGTCATACCAGTAGGATGAAAGTGATAGTAGGGCTGAAAAATCTTTGCCCCTCCTGCTTGCAGTTGAAAATTAAACTGCTCTACTTGAAAACTATTTAATCCAGTTCTTATTATTTGCTGACACATAAAAGTATTGTGGCAAACAAAAAGAATATCACCACCTTGAGCATATGTCATTTCATGCAAATACAAATGATCCCATTGTAAAGCATTACCATCAATGTCTTGAGTAAGAGTAGTTGCTAATGTAAGCGCACCGGTGACTGGATTTATAAAAAAGATTTCACATTTCTGATTTGAAAATGCTATCACATATTGCTCATCATCTGAGAATATAAAAGGTATTAGCCTTACTTGCTGACGTATTGCAGTATTTTCTGTTATTGCAGTAAAATCATGCAGGGCTTGAAAGCCGCCACGTTTAGCTACACCACCTTCTGTTCTTATAAAAAAGTTTTTTACCGATTGTGCAGAGGAGTTATAAATAGGAGAATCCGTCCTTGAAACCAAAGACGGACTAATTTCACCATACTGGAAATTGGTAATCGGTATTCTTGCTTTTTGCATTTAGCTTCGCCTGTTGGTAATAAACCTCGATGTAGTAACTTTTCTAGTTGTCTGTTGTTGCGAGTCGGTTGATCTAGCTTTAGCAAGCAATTGAACATACTGACTTTGCATTAATGAGGATAAAGAGGCATCGCGTATTAATGCAGTAGCAAATACCACAGCCATTGCATACTCAACACAAACAGAAAAATATGAAGGCCAACCAACCTCATCAGCCCTAAATGTAAAATCTGCAATAAGAACATCATTTGCAGACGCGTCACAAAATGCTTTATCGCCATAGATATTATATTCAATAGCAAAGTCATTAACTGTAATTGCGTGAACAAAAAGATGATCTGGTAGTTGATATGCAGAATTAAATCTACCAGTTGGGGGATCAGTTAATCTATTCAGTATAGACTGATTAGTAGCAAATCTCCATCGTGTAGATGTTAAATTAGTACGAGCAATATCCTCATACATATTTCCTGCAATCAAAGCTTCTGTTGTATCATCTTCAAAAGAAGTAATCGGTTCTGCACCAATTAAAATCAAAGCTCTACTACATATATCAATTGGACTATTTGCAGGTGTACTTAGTGCCATATAAAAGTATGGGGGCTTTTGCCCCCACCCCTATTAGTTATTATCAAGAAGTTCATAGATACCGTTGTCATCAATCGCAACAGCACCCATTGACATCATTGATGTAGCTAAGTGTGCAACTTTCATGGGTACATAGTTTACCTCAGTTGATACATCTGAGTTAATACCAATACCCATTGCAGTTGTATGGTATGCAAAGTTCTTACCTCCTGCTACAGCAGACGTAGAAAAGATCTTGAAGCCCAAGAACTCTTTCATTGTCATGCCACCTGCAAACGGTAGGTTTTGCGGACCAACAAAGTCTGATGATGCAAACTCATTTATGTTAAATAAGTCAGCGTATCCAGCAGGAGACATTGCGATATAACGCTGTCCGTCTTCTGGAATATCAGCAGTACCCATTGTTTCAAACAATGTAAGTAGGTCAGCTTTTGCTAATGCACCACTTGTATCTGCAATCTGAGTAGAGTTAGCACCTGCATCCATAGCAGTAATGATAAGCTCATCAGTCTTACGACCCAATGCTCCTGCGGCAGATTGAGCAACAGCTTGACGCTCGTTGATATTTATTTTCAACTCGTCAAGTTTATCAATCAGTTCAGCAGCATAATGATCGCTCATTGTTACTTCAACATTAGTGTGAGCTAGTTCCATTGTACTTAGATCACCATTTCTAGTTTTTGTTGAAGCTGATCCAGTGCCTATTTTCTGGAATCGTGCAGTTGATCCTGACACATTTGTAGAGCGGATAGTATTCCGTAGCTTGGAACCCATACGCTGATACGCCATGTGAACTTCAGTTTCAAACTGCTTTATAAAGGCTTGGTCTATTGTATTAGCCATTTTACAGTCCTAAATTGAGTTTCCGATTGCTACGAGTATCCACGTTTACATATCAATTCGGGTGTCCATTAGGGCCGATCAATGCACTATGGGTCGCAATGCCTTATTATAAACATCATAATTTTTAGAATTGCAACGCACAAATTCAACAAACTTTTCATCAAAGCTTATTTCAACTGGCTCAAATCCAAGCCAACAAGCCCAATTTAACATCTGTTCATTCTTAGAAAGAATACTCATTGTAATTGTTGGGTGTACTTTTTCATACATATGAAGCAAAGATTTTGACATTTTAGCTGTTAGGACAACATTGTGCTCAAGATTATTTGCAAAGATAGTAAACATCTGAGGCGATTCTTCTGCATGAGAAAGCCCACCTATAAAGCATAAGTTTCCATATTTATTTCTACAAACATAGGACTCTGTTTCATTTAAAACATTATTAAGCAATTGTTTTATAGAGTCATATCCAAAGTCTTTTACCTCTGCTTTATTAGAAGCGTGCATAATACTTTCAAATTCTGCAACATGATAATCGAGCATGGGGGTAAGATAAGCCTTACCCCTCTCAATAATTTTCTTTTCAGCCGTTATAGAGTTTTTGGAAACCATCATTTACTTCTTGTATAAAGTCTGCATTTCTTCTTGCAGGATGCCAGTATCTTTCGTCTTGCATCATTTCTCTCAAGCCCTGTTCTGTGATTTGTCCAGAAGGTGTGCCATCACTCCCTAAGGATGGAGACTGAAGTTTTTCCATAATAAACTCAAGAGCCATTAAACCTTCGGCAGTTTCGGTAAGTCTTTCTATAGAATCCATATGTTGTTCTGGGAAAAACTGTTTTGAAAATAAAGCAGCAGCTTCGATCCTTGCATTAGCATTATCACCAAGTTTTTCTATTTCAGCATCAGTATCAATCATTTCATCTTGAGTTGCTTGCATTACTTTCTCAATGCCTTCCTCAAACTCAGCTTGACTAAACCCATAAGTAAATGCGTGATCAGCCCACCATTTTAAGACATCACTATCTATTGCGCTTTCTTCATCTATATAATCAGGAAGCTGATAATCACCTGCACTATCTGGCCTATCTTTAAAACTTTCAGTTTCAATCTCTTTTAATAACTCAGCCCTTATATCTTCATCTTTTGTACCAAGTTTTGATTCAAGCTCTTTATAAGCTTTTGCAAGATCTTCACCTGTTTTATATTTTTCTGGCAACCACTCAGGGCGCTCGTCTGTTTTTGTTTCCAAATCTTCTGCTACCACAAAATCTCTTTCTTCTTGCGGTGGCAGTTCTGGTGCAACTTCTGTTTGTTGAACTTCTTCACTCATTGTTTTTTACCTTATGTGATCTTTGAATATGACGCTCTATTAAGCCAACAAGATACCGTTGGCCCTCCAAATGACGCAGTTCATCAGTGCTAATATTAGGACCGCTTACCATTTCTATTGTTACGCTACGCAAGTATTTAAGGATTTCTTGACCAGTAGGTTCAGAAAATAAAGAGCCAAAGTTAAGGCTTATCCTATCTTCTTCTGCTTTCTTTCTTGCTATTCCGTCTAAACCAATGTGACTATTCTGCGGCAATAGGTGGTCCTGCTAATTGTTCCTGTTGTTGCATCTGTTGCATTTGCTGCATCATTGCAACTATCTCTCTACGCTCTTCTGCATCACGAATCAACCCATCAGGTACACCAAATTTTTTAGCAAGGTGAATAGCAGTCTCTTCTGAGTTAATTAATATGTTTGTAGTATCAGGTCCAAAGTAAGTATTTACAAGCTCAAGAAACCTAGAAACAGAAGTAATATCTTGATTAGATTGGGCCTGTGCTAACGGAGAAGAAGATCTTATTTTTACTTCTCTGCCATTTACAGTTGGCATTGAGATACGCCCTTGTTTTTTGAGAATGTATATAACTCTTTGCAATACTGGCTGCACTAACTCAGCTTGCAGTCTGCCAAAAGAAGAACCTATTCTGCGTGATAAATCTGCCATACGCTCTGCTACTTCTGTTGCTGATGCAGGAGTTCTATCTGGATTTCCAAGCATATCATTATACAATGCACGTTTAATATTTAATCTCATGTCACTTAAAACAATATCAGCAACATCAAACCTACCTGCTGATTGTATTGGCTGCAATCCACCAGATTGCGGAGACTTTGGTATTATAGTACCTGGAACTAAATTAATAGTATCTGGGTTTATAATACCATCATCATCCATCTGATAAATGCCAGATATAGCCATCTGAGCATTTTCCAAGATTAGTTGAATAGTTAGGTTTGTTGTTTTAATTGCAGACAAAGCATTAATTAATGGGCCTCTACCGTATACTTCTCCTGCACACTTAGACCAACGAAAACAAACAAATGGGTTAGAGCCAACGCCTTTAAACTTTTCTTCTTTAATATAACTTTTAGTCAGCATATCAATTACATAATGTAAGTATGCTTCTTCATTTCTTTGACTGTAATCTCTGCAAACAATCTCAAGTAAAGTACACTTACCTTCTGGGTCTCTTTTTGCTCTTTCTTCTACCTTTGAATCAAGCTTGGCATCAGGAAAGAGAATTGTAATCTCAGAGTTTCGTATTCCTTTACGCTCTCTGAAAACATGATCTATCTTATCATCTGGCCCAGAATCTAAAACAACATGAGGTAATGGTATTGCTGAGAATGTAATAGGATTTACAGCATCGCCTTCATCGACACAAAGAACACCAGTACCTACTGCTAGATCCATAAATGCTTCATGTACTTCTTGAGAAAAATTAGAGTTCTGTAGTATTTCAAAAACATACTCTGTTATTTCATCAAGATCATTGTCTACAATATCGCGTTCTTCTTTTGGAACTTCTGACCCTGAAATAAGATCTGCCCATCTTGCAAAGTTAGGAACTAATCCCGATTGTAGCCTTGAAGCAAACTCTTGAACGCCAACCACTGCTGTTTCATCGAATATCTTATCATCTCTGCGTTGACCTGCTGTTTCAAAATAAAATGACTCACGTTGTGGCAAAGCAAACTCATAACATTCTTCAAATAAATCAACAAAGTTTTGCCTATGAGCTTTGGCTTTTTCATATCGTTCTAGTTTTTGTTTGGGATCATGCATTATAAGAACCTA